TTTACATATCTGTAAGTACCGGTAAAAGAGGTGTAGGAGGTTTAAAAGCAGAAATATCATTAACAAACGGTATTAATAACATAACCCAAAGCCAGGGAAGTATTACTGTAAATTTTACTGATGGGAAAAGGAATCATACAGTAAGAGGAACAGCTTCAGCAAAACAAGTAGGAAGTAAACAAGAAGTAGAAGGAGCAAAAGCTGATGTAGCATTATATTCTAACCCTGAGGGTAAAGGAAGTGTAGTTGCAAATATTTCCGTAAAAGAGGACGGTAAGTCAGAATCTGAATTTAGATGGGCTTCCGTAAATAATAGTAAAACACCCTTCAGAAAAGCATTTACAGATAGAGCATTGACTGATGAAAATTTCCCAATAGAGCTTAGACGAACAGGCCATCATTTAGATACTGATAGTTCACCTAAGTACAGGATGTGGAAAAGAGGAACAGAGGACAGAGTTACTATGGTTGTAATAGATGATGCTCCTACAGATGATAATGAACTCTATCTTTTTGGAACTGATAACCCAAAGACAGTTATTGCTACTAGATCTTTTAGTGATGATGATTTTATATTTGACGACAAAACCGGAGTACTAACAATTAAGTGTACTTCTTTATATACGAATATAGATCAAATACAAGATACAGCAGTAGAACCTATCTTCATCGTCACACAACACGAAAAGCAAACTTACGGTTTAGATTTCAGAATAGTTCCCAAAGGCATGGCAAAATACGGACCTAATGCTAAAGGAATAAATATAAAATACTCAGACGTATTTTAAAGCAAAGTTATGGCACAAGACATAAAAAAAATAATTGCACAGGAGTATATCAAGTGTGCAAAGGATCCGGCGTACTTTATGAGAAAGTATTGTCATATTCAGCATCCTACTAGAGGGCGTATACTATTTGCCCTTTACCCTTTCCAAGAAAAAGTATTACATTTATTTAGAGACCACCAGTACCTTATTACTCTTAAGTCAAGACAGTTAGGTATCTCAACACTAGCATCAGGATATTCTTTATGGTTAATGTTATTTCATAAAGATAAGAATGTCTTGGCATTAGCAACCACTCAAGCAACTGCACGTAACCTAGTAACCAAAGTAACATTCATGTATGATGAGTTACCAAGATGGTTAAAATTACCAGCAGTAGAAAAGAACAAATTATCACTTAGATTAAAAAACGGATCTAAAGTACAAGCTAAATCATCCTCACCTGATGCAGCGCGATCAGAAGCAGTATCGTTACTCCTTATGGATGAAGCAGCCTTTATAGAGAATGTAGATGAAACCTTTACAGCTGCTCAACAAACCTTAGCAACGGGTGGACAATGTATGGCACTGTCTACTCCTAATGGTATAGGTAACTGGTTCCACCAAACATGGGAAAGAGCTGAAACAGGAGAAAATTCATTCATACCAGTAAGACTCCCTTGGTCTGTGCATCCTGAAAGAGATCAAGCTTGGAGAGATATACAAGATCAAGATTTAGGACCTAAGATGGCAGGACAGGAATGTGACTGTGACTTTTTAGCCTCTGGTGATACCGTATTTGAAACTGATGATATGGCTTTCTATGAAGAAACGTACCAAAGAGAACCTTTAGAAAGAAGAGGAGTAGATAGCAATCTATGGGTATGGGAAGGAGTAGACTATACTAAATCGTATATGGTCGTAGCAGACGTTGCTCGAGGTGATGCAACTGACTATTCTGCCTTTCACATATTCGATGTAGATAATGCAGTACAGGTAGCTGAATATAAAGGCAAAATCTCACCAAAAGAATTTGGTAATATGCTAGTTGGAATAGCATCAGAGTACAATGATGCACTATTAGTATGTGAAAACGCTAATATAGGATGGGCTACTATAGAACAGATACTAGAAAGAGAATATAAGAACATGTACTATAGCTCTACAAACAATATGGAGACTGTAGAGTCTTACATGAGTAAGTTTGAAAGAGATAAATTAGTACCCGGTTTTACAATGTCAGCTAAAACAAGACCATTGGTTATTGCTAAGATGATAGAGTATATTAGAGACCACTCAGTCACACTACAGTCCAAAAGACTTATGGGTGAGATGAGAGTATTCGTATGGAAAAACGGTAAAGCACAAGCACAGACAAGATACAATGATGACCTTATAATTTCTTGCGCAACAGCATTATATGTAAGAGATACTGCACTAAGAATGAGACAACAGGGTATGGACCTAACTAGAGCTCAACTTTCTTCATTTACCAATCTAAACAAACGTAATCAAGCAGTCATAAGTACAGTTGGTAACATGCAAGATAATCCGTATCTTATGGAGACACCCGGTGGTCAAGAAGACATTTCTTGGTTACTTAAATAATACTATTTATAATAAAACCTAAACTAATGGCAGATACTTCCTTATTTGGACGTTTAAGAAGACTTTTTTCAAATGACGTTGTAATACGTAACATAGGAGGGGATCAATTAAAAATTGCAGACGTTAATAAAATACAAACGTCAGGACGATATGAGACTAATTCTCTTATTGATAGATTTTCTAGATTGTACATTCCTAACTCACGTAATCAATATAACCCACAATTAAACTACCAAACATTACGTCTCCAGCTTTATAGTGATTACGAAGCAATGGATACTGATTCTATTCTAGCATCCGCCTTAGATATATTAGCTGACGAAGCTACAGTAAAAAATGATCAAGGAGATGTTTTAACTATAAAATCCTCTGACGAAAATATACAGAGAGTACTTCATAACCTCTTTTACGATGTATTAAATATAGAATTTAACTTATGGTCCTGGGCACGTAATATGTGTAAGTACGGAGACTTTTTCTTAAAGCTAGAAGTAGCAGAGAAGTTCGGCGTATACAATGTCCTACCATATACAGTATATAATGTCTCTAGACACGAAGGGCATGACCAAGAAAACCCTAACAAAGTAGAATTTATTATTGACCCTGATGGATTAGCTTCTCATCAAGACCCTAATAGAATTAATGGTAGAAAAGAACAAAACGTTATTACATTAGATAATTACGAAGTAGCTCATTTTAGATTAATATCTGATACTCATTACCTACCCTACGGACGCTCTTATTTAGAACCAGCCAGAAAAGTTTATAAGCAATTGAACTTAATGGAAGATGCGATGTTAATTCACCGTATAATGAGAGCACCTGAAAAGAGAATGTTCTATGTAAATGTTGGTAGTATACCTCCTAATGAGGTAGAGCAATTCATGCAGAAGACTATCAATACAATGAAGAAAACTCCTTATGTTGACGAACAAACAGGTCAATATAACTTGAAGTTTAACATGCAGAATATGATGGAGGATTTCTACCTACCAGTAAGAGGAGGAGATGCTACGACAAGAATAGAAACTACTAAAGGATTAGAGTATGACGGCACTAATGATATTAACTACTTAAGAGATAAGTTATTTGCTGCTCTCAAGATACCAAAAGCTTACTTCGGATATGAAGGAGATCTTTCAGGTAAAGCTACTTTAGCAGCAGAAGATATTAGATTTGCACGTACAGTTGAAAGAATACAAAAGATACTAGAATCAGAACTTACTAAGATAGCCTTAGTTCATTTATATACTCAAGGATTCGAAGGAGAATCTTTAACTAACTTTGAAGTCAAACTTACTACTCCTTCTGTAATATATGAACAAGAAAAAGTAGCACTACTTAAGGAGAAGATAGATCTTGCAGCTCAAATGAAAGACACTAAAATGTTCTCTACAGACTATATCTACGAACAAATATTTAGCCTATCAGAAGATCAATATAATGATGAGAGAGAGCTAGTAAGAGAAGATGCAAAAAGAGCATTTAGAATAGCTCAAGTAGAAGCAGAAGGAAACGATCCTGCAAAATCAGGAAGATCTTACGGAACACCTCATGACTTAGCGTCTATGTACGGTAGAAGAGCAACTGCTACTGAAAAGTCTAATAACAATGTACCTAAAGGATACGGAGAACCTGGACCTGATGGAGGAAGACCTAAAGAAAAAGCTTCTGTCTACGGAACCAACGATGCACTAGGAGGTAGAGACCCATTAGGGGTAGATGGAATGCACGGAGGATTCCCCTCTGACAATGAAACTGTAAACGAATCATTACTTACCCAGTCAGTTTACCATAAAAACAAAGAATCTTTGAAACAAATAGTATTCAGTGAAGATAAGAAAGACACTACTGAACTACTTAATGAAGACAACATTAAAGATTTAGGTAATTAACCCATATTTATTATTAGTAATATATCTAAATGAAAATTAAACATTCAAAATATAGGAACACTGGGCTAATATACGAATTATTAGTCAAGCAGATCGCCTCAGATACTTTGTCTAGAGAGACATCTCCAGCTGTGAGCATACTTAAAAAATTCTTTTCCGGTAAAACTACCTTAGTGAAGGAATTTAAACTGTATGAGTACATATTAAAAAATAACAATATTAATCAAAGTAAAGCAGAACTCATTATTTCTACTATTACAGAAGTATCTAGAAAATTAGATAGAAAATTACTTAAGAAAGCTAAGTATGATCTAATTTCTGATATTCGAGAGAATTATGATATTAATGAATTTTTTGGAATTCAAGTTAGTAATTATAAAGCTATAGCATCCCTGTACTGTCTACTAGAAGCACAGAACAGTGATAGCTTAATAGACCCAGGGCACTTAGTTAATTTTAAATCTTCTATATTAGAACACTTAACTACTAATAAACAAGACCCAAACGAAGTTAAAGACACTCTAATAGAAGAGTATTCTAAATACGATAAGGATTTGAAGTTACTAACCTTTAAGTTTTTACTTGAAAAATTTAATAATAAATATAAAGATTTACTTCCTGAACAGAAGAACGTACTTAGACAATTTATCACATCAGTTAACTCTAGCCAAAAATTACGTTCTTTAGTAAACGAAGAATTAAGTAATATACAGAAGCTAGTTAAAAGCTTGACAGGTAAAGTAAAAGACGAAGTAGTTAAAATTAAACTATTAGAGGTTTCTAAGACTATTATACCCTTAACTAAAAAGGATAAAGTAGGAGATAACCACTTAGTGAACTTAATGATGTATTACGACTTAGTAAATGAATTAAAAAGTTTATAATGAAAAGGTCTACCCTTGTTTCTTTAGTAAGAGAAGTACTTAAGGAATTAGATGAGGCAAACGTTTCAGGTAATGTACAAGGATTCACCACTCCTTATGCTTTTGGTAAAGATAAAAAGGCTACCAAAGCATTAAAAAGACAAGGGTACAAACAAATAAAAAGGCCGAAAAGGCCTTCTAATACTAAATTAGTAGATTATTTACAGAATGAGAACAATAACAGTAACAGAAAAATATAGAGCCGTCCAAGAAGGATCGCTAGCGAAGTCTGAATTTGTTAGACAAATGAGACAATCCTACCCTATGTACGTTAGTCCCGTAAGTGACTATAACTCTACAGTACAGATTCTAAAAAATAGAAGTTTGCTGTTTGAGGCAAAAGAAGAGGTGGACGATTCATTTAAATACTCTGATGATTCTCTAAGAAGAGCAATAGACATTGAACTGGAAGCAGCAGGACTTATGTCTCACCAAAGCGTTTCTGGAGAGGATCAAGCAAAAGCTAAGAAAAAAGCTATTGAAAACCTTAAGAAAGACCCCTTGCATTATTATCATCTAATTGCAGGAGAATCTTCTAAAGTAGATAAACACGATAAAGAAGCAGAGACTAAAAGAGGAGCAGGAGATGTAGATACGTTTAATGGACTTAAAAAAGCAACATTAAAAGAAGGGCATCCTAAACATGCAGACGGTACTCCAAAGTCTAATGCTGAAATGACTGATGACGAAAAAAATAACTTTTACGATGATTTAGATTCAGTAGATACAGTAACAGAGGACGACGACTTCATTAGTAAAATTAGAAGTGCAGTACAAGGCCCGGAGGTAGATGCTATTTTCGCAGCAGCTCAAAAAGAGATTGATAACGGTGATGCAGAAGGAATGGCAGATGCTCTTGCAATTGCAGCTGACCAATACTACGAATACTACGACTCAAAAGGTAACGAAGATGGTACTGAAGTTGCAAAGTACATTATGCGCTCATTAACTCA